TTCCTTGAGGGCTCACTTCCCGAAGATGGCCCGATGCCGAAGCTCTTGGAATACCACGACGAGACACGCGTCATCGGTCGCGTCACCGAGCGCGTGTCCACCGCCGAGGGCATGATGTTCGTCGCCAAGCTCAGCGCCACTCGTGCAGCTGACGACGCTCTCGCACTGCTCGCTGATGGCGCTCTAGATTCGGTCTCCGTTGGCGCAGTGCCTACAAAGTTCAAACGCCTCGCAGACGGGACTCTAGAGGTCTCTGAAGCGAAGTTCGTAGAGCTCTCGGTCGTCACGACACCGGCATACGCCGACGCTCAGGTCTACTCAGTCGCTGCCTCTTCACCCGAAGAGGAAGCACCCGACGAAGAAGAAGAAACACCAACCCCAACCCAACCATCCGAGGAGGATGAAATGTCAGAAGCAATCGAAGCAGCAGTACCCACTGCTCCAATCCAATACGCAGCAGCGAAGCGCGAGTTCAAGCTTCCCACTATTGCGGAATACATGGTCAAGTTCATCGCTGGCGGAAGCGAGTTCGCAGAGTTCAACTCTCGCATCGCTGCAGCCGCTCCAAATGTGACGAGCACTGACGCGCCGGGCCTTCTACCGGTTCCGATCATCTCGCCGATCTATAACAATTTCGTGGCGAACTATAGGCCCCTCATCACGGCAATGGGCGTTCGCCAAATGCCGGCATCCGGCAAGGTGTTCATCCGTCCGAAGGTCACCACACACACGACCATCGGCGCATCAAATGGCGAACTCGTCGCACTCGATCAAGGTACTTTTGTCGTGGACGACATCCAGATCACCAAAGCCCTCTACGGTGGCTATGTCAACTTGTCGGAAGAGTCAATGGACTTCACCTCGCCCGAAGTTCTCGGTGCATTGATTGACGACATGGCACGCATCTACGCGAACGCCACCGATATCGCAGCTTGCACAACTTTTGAAGCTGGAGTTAGCCAGACCGAAACTTTGACCAGCGCAACTACTCCGGCTGACTGGGTGTCGTTCATCTACAACTCAGCTGAGCAGATCTTGACCAACTCAAACGGCAACCTGCCGAATGTGCTCGTCATGTCACCGAACTATTACGCAGTGCTCGGAGCTTTAAGCGATGATGCTGGTCGTCCATTGTTCCCAAATGTCGGCCCACAAAACGCGTTCGGCACAACTGCAGCAAGCAATTTCAACGGCAACGCTTTCGGCTTGAATCTTGTGGTTGACCGCAACTTGAACAATCAGGTCTATGTCGGTGACAGCACTGGCTTCGAATGCTGGGAACAACAGCGCGGAGCTGTCAGTGTTGAACTTGCAGACGGTGCGCTCGGTCGTGTTATCAAGTTCCGTGGCTACTTCTCGTCTGTCATGATTGACGCGACGAAGTTCGTCAAGCGAGCCTGAACCGACTAGACGAGTAGAGGGAACGAACGATGGCAACATTTACAGTCACGCATCAGATGGTGCTTGACAATGTTGCCGTCGTTCAGACTCTTGAAAACACTGACATAGCGATCGGTCAGACGATCACACTGTCAGGATGTGCAGCACAGCTCAACGGCAGCCATATCGTTTTCGCTGTACCGACCTACCTCTTTCTCGGAACAGATGAAGAAGGCGACTACCTTTTTGATCCCGATGTCATCATCCCGAACCAGTTGCTCTTCCAAGATGTCGGCGACGACCTCCCTCGAGAAGCAGTTGATCCAGTCGGCTCGCTCGTCTGGACTCAGACCTGCACATGGATCACAGTCAGCGATCTCACCGAGTTCCTCGGAATAAGCGGAGCCACCGCCAACGACACAGCTTTCATGACCTCATCAGTTAACGCTTCAAATGCTTGGTCATTCAAACGCAGAGTTCAGGCCGGCTATCACGACAGTCTGACGACCGTCCCTGATGCTGCAGTCAAAGCTGGTGTCGTGCTCATGGCTGCATCGTTGTACCGTGAGCGCGGAAGTTTGGACTCCTTTAACAGTTTCCAAGACATGAACATCAGCGCACCTGTCGCTTCAATGGGCCGAATCAACCAGTTGCTCGGCATCAAGAGATCGCAAGTGGCATGAGATGGCTGGCATCTTCACAGAAACGATTGATGCTGTCTCAGCGACGATCACGGCTCTCGGCCTTGTGCCGGTCACTGATCCTCGGAACGCTCGACCTCTTACTGTATTCATTGAGCTTCCTACTTTCAGTTCGTTCAATAACCAAACGGCGGACATCACGATTGATCTCCGAGTGTTGGGCGCGCCACCCGGCAACCAAGACACTACGGACTACATACTCGGAGTCGTTGATCAACTAATGGACTCCTCTCTCGCAGTTATCTCTGGCAGACCTACGATCGCGTCAATCGGATCTGCCGAGTTACCTGCTTATGACCTCACAATTAGAATCGGCACTAGCCGCGTATAAAGGACAAAACAATGAGCACAGTTACTTACTTATCCAACCCCACCGTCACCGTCACAAGCCCTTCGGCGATGACTCTCACCGATCACTGCTCAGCAGCGACCTTGACACTCACCGCTGAGGCACTCGAGAACACGGCCTTCGGTCAGACCTCACGCACCTTCACCGCTGGGCTTTACAGCAATGAGCTCACGCTCACAATGTTCCAGAGTTACGGCGCAACCGAAGTTGAAACCATGCTGAACTCAATGTTCGGCGTAATCTCCACCATTGTTATCAGCCCTGCCGGCGCAACCGAATCAGCGAGTAATCCCGAGTACACCTTGACAGGTTGCTACTTGGAGACCGTGACTCCGATCTTGACGACTGTCGGCGAGCTTTCAGTAGTCGAGGCCACCTTTAAGGGCGGAACTTTCGCACGCGATATCACCTGATCTAGTAAGTAATCCGAACCCCGACTAGGAGAACCAATGAAACTCACACTCAGTATCAGACTCGCCGATGGCGAGACCTACCAAGTAACGACAAACCTTTTCGTCATCATCTCGTGGGAGCGTAAGTTCAAGCGACGAGCATCAGATCTTTCAAGTGGGATCGGGATGGAAGATCTAGCCTTCATGGCCTATGAGGCCAGTAAGCAGCAAGGTCATCCAGTCCCGATCTCCTTTGATGAGTTTGTCAAGAAGTTAGAAGATCTGGAAGTCGTGGAGACTGCATCCGCAGTCCCTACGCAGGAGGCTTCCGGCGACAACTAGCAGCTCTGCTAGTTGAGACTGGGTTCTGGCCTCCGACTATTACATTCGAGACAGATGATCTGGCAACTTGCGTTCAGATCATCAATGAACAAAGACGGAAGCAATAATGGCTGCATCAATCGGAATTGAGTATGACGGATTGAAGCAGGCTCTCCGTGAGATCCAGAAAGTTGATCCTGCGCTTCGTCGGCAAATCACGAAAGACATTAAAGCAGCTATGGATCCTCTGGTCTCTGCAATCAAGGACTCAATTCCATCATCTGCACCGTTGACCGGACAGAAGCACAATGGACGCACCGCTTGGAAGAACGAGTCAAAGAACATCGTCGTCAAAGTTGACACGCGCAAGGCTCGCAAACGCAACGCAGGACAGGGCGCACAGTACGAGTCCATCGGCACAGTTAGGATCACTGCAAAAGGTGCAGCTCTCTCCATGAGCGACATGGCAGGACGAGGCCCAAACCAAACACGCAACAAAAACCCACTTCGAGCACGCCCAAACTTTGCTCAAGATCTGACGAGCAAACTTCGCACACCGTCACGCTTCGTCTGGGCGCGTTCCGACGACTACTTAGACGAGATCACTCGCCGAGTTGATGCGATCGTGATAGAAGTAATGGGACAAACCAACAAGAGGATCGTGAAGCGCTAATGGCTATCAACCTCCCCATCATCTCAGAGTGGAATCCTGCTGGCATTGATAAGGCCATCAACGACTTCAAAAAACTAGAAACAACAGGACAGAAAGCATCGTTCGCTATTAAGAAGGCTGCAGTCCCTGCAGGCCTCGCTCTCGCAGCTGTCGGCGCTGTCGCTTTTGATGCTGTCAAAGCGTTCGCCGAAGATGACGCTGCAGCCCAAAAACTTGCTACTACTCTGGGCAATGTTACCGGAGCATCGGACTCTCAAGTCAAGTCTGTGGAAGACTTCATCTCCAAGACTTCAATGGCTGCAGCGGTTGCAGACGATGAACTCCGACCAGCACTCGACTCCCTTGTGCGAGGCACAGGAGACATCACGAAGGCTCAAGATCTTTTGAGTCTTGCATTAGATGTCTCTGCCGGTACAGGTAAAGATCTTGGCGCTGTCTCCGATGCTCTTTCAAAAGCGTTCAACGGCAACCTCGGCCCATTGAAGAAATTAGATCCAGCACTCGCTGAATTGATTAAGAGTGGCGCTACGACTGACGAAGTGTTTGCAGCTATGGGCGAGACTTTTTCTGGTCAAGCATCCACTGCAGCGAACACGACTCAAGGCAAGATGAAGAACCTCGGGATTCAGATGGGCGAACTCAAAGAGTCCATCGGTGCAGCTGTCGCACCACTTGCAGAGAAACTGATTCCACAGCTACTCAAGTTCACCACATGGGCATCCAATAACAAAGGACTTATCGTCGCTATCGGTGCAACGATTGCAGTACTAGCTGCAGCGATTATCGCATTGAACGCTGGACTTGCTATCTACAACACGATCCAAGCAGTTACTCTCGCTATCAACACAGCACTCACGACCTCATTCTCTGCGCTTTGGGTCGCCACTGGTGCAGTCGTCATCTTGGCGATCATTGCAGCACTCATCGCACTCCAAGTCAAGTTCGACATCTTCGGGAAAGCGATAGACGGAATCAAAAAAGGCTTCCTCATCTGGTGGGATGTAGTCAAGTATGTATTCGGAGCGATCAAGTCAGGATTCGGAGAACTCAAAGATCTCGGAGTCAAAATCTTTGACGGCATCGGCGGAGCGTTCAAAGGCGTAATTAACGCAGTAATCGCAGGTCTAGAAGGCGGACTCAACTTCGCCATCAAAGGCCTGAACATCATCCTTGACGGGATAGACAAAGCTGCAGGGCCTTGGGTGAACTTCGGCGAGATCCCGAATGTCAAACTGCCTCGACTAGCTGAGGGAGGCATTACGACAGGGCCGACTATCGCCATGATCGGCGAAAAAGGGCCCGAAGCAGTGATCCCACTTGACAGGCTCGGAAGCATGGGTGGCCCCACTATCAACATCACAGTCACTTCGGCAGATCCGAACGCTGTCGTCGCAGCTTTGCAACGATATGTCCGAATGAGTGGCCCAGTGCCAGTGACCACAAGGCCACTATGAGCAATCAGAACCTCTGGAAGGTCACAGTAGACGGATACAGCCTTGACGGGTTCGTGTATTCGCTGTCATTTTTTAACGGCAAAAAAAGATGGCTAGAGAACTATTCGCCTCAAACGCTGTCGCTCACTATTGACAACTCGACAGGTCTTGCGTCCGCTTTTTTGCCCGGATCAGAGATCAAGGTGTACAGGGACGGAGTCGGTTCAAACAACAACGCTCGGAGTTTCTTCTACACTGAAAGCGTTTCATATGATGACGGCTTCCAGTACGCCTCAGGCGGTGCGACAGCAACGATCACAGCGATAGATCTGTTCGGAGTGTTGTCGCGTGAGCAACTCGTAGAAGAGGATCTGGGCGACCTCAACACGCTTGAGCAACTGTCCCCATACACAGCACTAATCAGCTTTACAAACGACGGAAACAGTGCAGCGTATGGGACTCTCAATTACACCGGCACGATCGGCGCTCGACTCGCCCAAAATATGCAGACCGAACACGGCCTCATGATCAACTACGGCGACACGATCAAACTGTTAGCAAGATCTCAGGTCGGCGAGAATGTCTCAACATTGTCATTCGGTGGCACTGCATCGGCCACCGTCCTGCCCATGAACGCAGTGTTCAGGTCTGCCCTAGGAGATTCATTCAACAATGTCGTCACAGTAGACGCTCCAGTCGGATCATCTACAGCGACAAACGCTGCAGGAGTTGCTCTCTGGGGAACATGGGCAACAACTACGACACAAGTGGACGGATCGTTGACGCAAGTCCAAGGATGCGCCGAATATCTAGCCGCTCTTATGGGCGACGCGTTAAGCGAGAATCAGGTCTACTTTGAGATCCATGTGTGGGACTACGCAGTCAACCCTTCCACCCTCACATTGTTCCAGCAGTACAACGACTTCATCAGTCAGAACATAGATGTCGTCTATCGCTTACCCGGCAACCCCTCAGACACAACCTTTGAATGCGTCATCGAGGGACTACAGATCAACTCAGATCCCGAGAAGACCGAGTATGTGTTCTACCTCACCCCAGCCGATCTCTATCGTTCATTCATCCTTGACGACGCTATTTTCGGTACTCTTGACAACAACAGACTCAGCTACGGCCTAGCAGGGTTCTAAGGAGACAACATGGCTATCCCTACCCTCCCAACATTCACAGCTGGTCAGATTCTGACTTCGAGTGTGATGAACGATGTCTCAACACTCGGCAACTATCAAGGACTCTTCCACATCAAGACACAAACCATCGGTACAGCCGTGTCTAGCGTGACTGTGACAGGCGCGTTCTCGTCAGACTTTGATCATTACAAGATTATTGTCCAAGTAAACTCAATCGCAGCAGGTGGCCCATACATGACACTCCAACTTGGGTCAACGACGACTGGATATTATTGGGGCGCGCCAGTTGTGAACTACGCAGCGGCAACTGCTTCGGCTATTTCAACTAACAACGGTGCTTCGTGGAACCGTTTAGGGCCGGGAGGCACTACAGGCATGGCAGGCGTTTACGATGTGTTGAATCCTTTTCTGAGTGAGAACACCGTTATTTCTGGAACTTACGCAGACCCTGCAACTGCTGGATCTGCTGGTGTTGGTTCGGGATATTTGAACAACACAACCAGCTACACGGCTTTCACTGTTGGCGTAACATCGTCAACAATGACAGGCGGAACAATTCGAGTCTACGGATACAGGAACTCACTATGACCCCCGAAGAATACATGGCCCTCTACCCACAAGATTCCGTCTACATCCAAGTAGACGACACCGAACGCCTAATGACTGACGAAGAATATGAAGCATGGGTCATTGAAGGCGTTTACTACAGCAACAATCCGAGATCATGAAAACTCTCGCCGTAATCGCAGCTCTCGCCGTCGTCCTCATGTTCGTCGTCACAGGATGCAATGACCGCACTCGAGACAACTGCAAACAACAACCCACAGCGACAAGGTGCAACCCGTGAAGAAATACACCAACTCAGAGATCAAGGCCAGACTCATCCTCATCGTCGGCATCACACTCTCAGCCACCTTCGTCATCTCCACAGCCTCACTGCTCTACGGCCTGCTCTTCGTCATCCAACCTCTAGAAGTATCACCAAACGATGAAAGCGCATGGTCGCTCCTATCCCCGATGATGCTCTTCCTCACCGGAGCACTATCAGGAATCCTCGCCAGCAACGGCCTCAAAGACAAAGGAGACAAAGATGACATCTAGACCGTACACAGGGAACAAAGACGGAAACCATCCCACACCACGCGCAGGAACAAAGCGATTCGTCGAGTTCTGTGAGTACCTATTCGGTGTCAAGAACATCGGCATCTATGCGAACCGTCCGATGCGCTCAGGATCATCGCTGTCCGTTCACGCGACATGGCGAGCGACAGACCTCAAAGGAACTAAGGCCCAGCGGAAGGATCTTGTGGAGTTTCTCTTCACTCACAGAGACTCTCTCAACATTGAAGAGATCCACGCTTACGATGGCACAGGATGCCCTCTGACAGGTCTAACAAAGTGGGGAGCAGGCTACCGCTGCGATCGTGACGCTTGGAAAGCTTGGACTGCCACACGCAACGGAGGCACACCCGGAGCGGACTGGACTCATGTTGAGATCTCGCCACTGATGGCAGATAATCCGAAACTGGTAGAGGAAGCGTTCGCTCGAATCTTCGCCGAATGACTTGACATCGCGTCGCTCATTCGGTCAACTGATTGAGCCAAGAGAGCACAGCATCAGCTGAGCCCCGACACTGGAGGCACATAATGCACCCGTTCAAGTTCCTAGCCCTTGTGGCGTTCGCTTATTTCAGTCTGGTCGTGGTCTTCGGATCATCGTCAGAATCACCGCCAGAGACCACGATCAAAGTTCCTCAGACTGTCCAGATCGTTCCGCTGACCGATGAGCAGATCGCCGATCAAGAAGCCCTCATTGCTCAGATGATCGCAGAGGAGAACGCGACGATCTACGATGAGCCCGTAGAGACCTCTACAACGCTCGTACAGCTCGCCCAGATAGATCCCGACACCAAGTGTCAAGAATGGCTACCGCTCGCCGTAGAGATGGGCTGGCCCAACAGGACAGAAGTGCTGCAGACCCTCGGTCGCGTCATGTGGAAGGAATCGCGCTGTCAGTCAATCTCAGCCGATTCAGAAGTCTTCAATGGATCAGATCACGGACTCACGCAGATCAACCAGATCCACGAGGAATGGCTCTCGGAGATGGGCTGGACGCTTGAGGACATGGCTATCCCATCATCAAACCTGCGCTTCGCGTTCCTACTGTGGAACAGTCGAGAAGAAGCTGGGAAGTGTGGATGGCAACCTTGGAGCATCTCATGCTGAACAGCCTGAGTTGGCAAGAAGAAGCAGCTTGTCGTGATCTGCCCGTTGACTGGTTCTTCCCTGAGGTTGGTGCTGAAGCATGGCAACACCTTCGGAGAGCTGTCGCAGTCTGTGAGTCCTGTCCAGTGATAGATGACTGTCTCAAGTATGCGCTCTCATTCGGCTATCGAGCGCTTCCGGGCATTTGGGGAGGCACATCGGAGAATCAGCGTCACGGAATGCTCATCTCTGACACACCTGTTTGATATGGTCGGATTATCCAACTAGGAAGGATTATCCAATGAACGACCCCGACGGCATGGTTCAGACGATCAGAGAGCAGGAGAAGCACATCGCCGACCTTGAGCTCCGACTGAAGATCAGAGACACACGCATCCGCTTCTGGCAAGGAATCGCAAGCGATCTCTACGATGAGCTCATCAGTTTCTACAAGCCTGCAAACGATCCGTTTGGATCAATGACATCCACGATCAACCGATTCGAGGAGGCTGAACGCTATGGATCTCAGTAACTATGTGGATGTCCCGACACGCTTCGCAGCTCTACTAGAAAAGTGGCCCGAGCTTCGAATCAAGGAGCATCGCCCAGAGATCGTCACGATCGGCGACAAGACCTTCATCAGTGTCACGATGCAAGCATGGCGTACACCTGACGATCCGCTCCCATGTCAAGCGACCTGCTTTGAGCCCTATCCGGGCAAGACCTCCTTCACTCGAGACAGCGAGCAGATGAACGCGTCAACCTCATGTCTCGGACGCTTGGCTGGGCTCATGATGTCATTTCCGAAGATGGCCTCATTGGAGGAAGTGATCAACCGACAGAAGGATGAGC